GCTCACTAAGGTTCAGTCGGGCAGCATGATGGATGCAATGGAATTTGATGAAGTCGATACTGTGGAGCATATGAATATCACGGAGGACGTGCAAGGCTTGGCGATGCGTTGGAGGGCGGCGAAGGAAAAGCGGCAGGCACAAGCTATAAAGCTGACGAAGCCGCCGGACAATTCCACACCTCCGGATGATAAAAAGCCAGAGCGGAAGCCTATTGACAGTACGGAATAATAATGATATTATTAAATTAATTAAATACCACGAAATGAGCGCTTGACGCCGATTGACTTGTAGAAATACAGGTTAATCGGCGTTTTTTTATTTTCAAAAGCTAAAGTGCGAAGATGCACGGTAAAAAGTACAAACGACAAAGAAGTCGTTAAAATGCAAAGGAGAATTATTATGGACTTAAAGGCATTACTCGGAGAATCGTATAAAGACGGCATGACCTTGGAAGAAATCACCGCGGCACTGGCGGATAAAACTTTTGTAGATCCATCCACATTGCCGAAATCGGTAACTAAGGACGTTTTTGACAAAACCGCGTCGGAACTTGCGGCTGCAAATAAGAAGCTGAAAGAAAAGCTGACAGATGATGAGCAGTCTGCGGCGCAACAAAAGGAATTTCAAGATCAGCTTGCCGCGATTCAGAAAGAAAATCAGCAGATGAAACTTGAAAAGCAGTTTCTTTCCGGTGGCTACGATTCCAAAACGGCGGTGGCACTGGCAGAAGCGGCGGCAGGTGGCGATATGGCGAAGTTTACCGAGCTGAACACGAAGTTCATGGAGGGTACAAAAACCGCGTTGCAAGCCAGTATCAAAGCAGATTTGCTGAAAGAAACACCAGGCTTGCAGGGCGGTGGAAAGCCAGGTGACGGAACCGAACCGAGTATCGGAGAAAAGGCCGCACAGGCTTACAATCAACAGTTTGCTCCGGCTTCGGCAGCCGCGCAAACGCAAACAAATTAAATATATGGGAGGGTTAAAAATTGAGTTACACAAGTGTAGAAAAATACAGTGAAATGCAGAGTTTTATCGCAAGTGAGGTAGGACTTCGGCAGTCAACACGACAGATTCCGCAATCCATGGGTGTACAGGACGGTATTTATAAAATTGTTCCGGCGGGTACGATGTTTCCGGCAAACGATGCAACCGCAGTCGGCGTTATTTTTGAACCTGTAAACGTGACCGATGGCGATCATGCAGGCTCTGTGGTGATTGGCGGTCATTTGTACGGCAACCGGCTTCCGGTGGCTCCTGCGACAGCGGCAAAGACCGCATTGCAGGCAAACGGCTTATATTTTGAAGATGCAGTTGGGATGGTGAGATAAGATGGATATTTTAACAGCAGTAACCGACAAAGACCGGTTGGACTTTTCGCAGAATTACAATATTCGCCGCAATTATGACGGTGACCATGAGTTTCCCGATATTAAAACGCAGTATCTTGAAGCGGAATACCTTCGCCTTTCCGATGCATTACAGCTTCCTGTGGCAGCTATGGTTCATGCGTTCGATACAGAAGCACACCTTGGCAAACGTCCAACGGCTGAAAAGGTCACGATTGAGAAACTTCTCATTAAAGAGAAAATCAATCAGTCTGAACGCGTTCAGCTTTTGAAAGACAAGGGTGTCGCTGGTACAGAATCGTTGCTCCAGTACATTTTCAATGATGCCGGTCATTTGGCTGAGAACGTGAAAACGCGTACCGAAGTTGCCAAAATGGAAGTCCTTGCAACCGGGAAAATGACCGTGAAAGAAAACAATCTGGACTTTGCAGTTGAATACGGTGTTACGAACGATAACCGCTTCACTCTTAGTTGGGATGATACCGATCATGATATTCTCGGTGATATTCAAGGAATTATGGATTACGCTCACAGTATCGGCAAAAATCCGACGCGCGCGAAAACATCTTCCAGTATCCTTATGAAAATGCGCAAGAATAACAACATTCAAAAGGCAATCGGCGGTATTTATATGGCGGGCGTAATGCCGACACTGACGCAGATCAACGCGCTGATGATGGAAGATTTCGGATTTGCTATTACCATCAACGATGCCGTGTATGCCTATGAGGGTGCTGATGGAAAGAAAACTTCCGCAAGGTACTTTGACCGCAATACATTTTCTCTCTACACCGTGGGCGTTAATGGCGCGATAGGAACTGGACTGTGGGGCGTTACTCCGGAAGAAAACGCACAAGGCCCTTGGATTGCAAAATCCGCACAACAGTTCATTACGATTTCGCAGTGGGCAACACCTGATCCGGTAGCCACATGGACAAAAGCTTCCGGCGTATTCATTCCAGTGCTTCCTGACCCGAACGGTTTGTTTATTGCAACAGTATCACAGGACACGCTCGGCGCTTTGACAGTTACTTCCGTTGCAGGCACAGCGTCCGGTGCAACTAAGATCACGGTTCTTCCAACTCTGACAAGCGGCAACAGCTACAAATATAAGACTGGTTCCACATTGACCGCACCGACATTCAATCAGTTGATTTCTGGCGGTTATACGAACTGGGATGGATCGGCTGACATCACCGCAGTAACGGGCAATAGCATTCTTATTGTTGAGGTTGATGCGAGCGGCAAGGCTAAGAAAGCCGGACAGGCGACGGTAGTTTCTAAGACATAATTTTTTAAAGGAGTGAATGAACATGGCAGAGCCAGTTGATACAGCAATGCAGACCGGTACAACAGAGCCGATTGATACGCTGAAAGCACTAATTGCTGGTACCGACTTGGCTCGGTATGCCGGGAGCAATACACTGCTGACCTACGCTCTGTCATGGGCTTCCTCTGAAATTTTAAAACGCCGGAATTCGGATACGCTGGAAGATCAGTATTTAAATAATCAAATTGAGGGTGCAAAGTATTATTTAAGCCGGATTGGCGCGGATGGATATAAGAGCACCGGAGAAAATGGCGTGACGGTTACATGGAAAGATGTTCCTGAATGGTTGACAAGTGTGGTGCAAAAAATTGGGGTGGTGAAACATGCTTGAACGTAATAAAAAGCCTCTGTATTATTGCCGCCGCCTGACTGCTGCTGATGCAGACTATCAAGATGGCTTGGATTTATTCGCGGCTCCTGTGAAGCGGTACCTAAATTATAAATCTCTAAGCGGGGAAACGTCACTTGAAACCATCGGCGAAGTGAATACCAAAAACCTTATTGCAAAGTTACCTGCAGGAACAGACGAGTATGTGGAAACGGCTCGGTGTTATGTCTATAAAACGCTGCCTGCCGAATTCGATACGTTTTGTAATGACGCGGATTATAAAATCACGTCGGTGCTGCCCATAAACCACACTGTGGAAATCGTGTTTGAGAGGATGACGGGGTAATGGTGAAAGTACAGATTAAGCAGAATGAGGGAAGACCTAATTACAAAGTGACTATTGACGGGAAAGATGTTTCTAAAGGCATAACATCCATTCAGCTTCCAAATGGAATTCGTGGTGCAGAATGTACGCCAATTGTTCTGACTGTTTTAGGTGAGATTGATATTGGACTTGAATCTTCTGATATTAAGGTAATTCAAGATGCCAATGTTCACAGCTGACCTTTCCGTCGCTTCTCTCGACCAACTTCTTTCCAACGTCAAAGCCTATCAGAAAAAAATAGATGAAGCTCCTGAGAAAATCTCCGTCCGTCTGGCCGAGATCGGTGCAGCTTCCATTTCTGAAAATCTCTCGGGTATCACCGATACTGATGGAAACGTCCCAGGAACAGTCGGCATAGCGTTGAGCGGTAGTAAAGCAACCGTTTATCAGCAGGGCGATCAAATAGCCTACATCGAGTTTGGTACCGGCGCGCAGGATGCGGCGTCACGACATCCGCAGGCGGGTGAAGTTGGGTGGAATTACGATTCTGGCACCAAAATCCACACAATGAAGAACGGCAAACGCATGTGGAGATATTGGGATAAGCTGAAAGGCCACTGGCGCATTACAAGCGGTTTACCAGCCCAAAAGCAAGTATATCGTGCGGCTTTAAAAATGCGTGACAGTATACCCACAGTGGCGAAGGAGGCGTTGAAGTGATTCTGATAGGCGATGAATTAATTACCGCACTCAAGACTGTTTCCTTTTCTGCGACTAAAGTAAAAGTCACAGATGCTTATTCGGTTTCAACTCCGACGTTTCCAATGATTACGCTTGATGAACTACCGAGCAATGACGGCGTTTATCTTGACAATCAGCCCGAAATTGTGAGAAATATCTTCACGGTCGAAGCCTATGCGCACAATATGACTGTACGAGGAAATCCAATGTCAAAGCGAGCCGTGGCAATGCTGATGATTTCCGAAGCAGATAAGTTTCTGAATGAAACATACGGTCTTACAATGTCCGGTAATGTTATTGCGGTTCCTTATTCAGATACTTCAGTTTTCAGAGCGGCAGCGAATTATTTTGCTTATATTGATACACGAACAAATTTAATTTATAGGGGGATTAATTAAATGTCTGACATTATTAAGGGGTACAAAGTATCTTACGCACCTTTTGCAGCAGCAGCGCCGACAACCGGATTTGTCGAGTTGAAAGACTGTATCAAATCCTTGCCGAACTTTTTTCCTGATCCGGATGAAGTGGACACGACTACCATTGACAAAACGGTTAAAACATCCATTGCCGGACTTTCCGGCGGAAAAGCATATCCGTTCAAAGTCAATGTTGATGATGCATTTTTGACCGCACATGCTGCAATGGTAGCAGATCAGACAGGTACTGATAAAGGCTCGTTCTGGTTGCAGGTTGAAATGACCAACCGAAAAAAGATGATTACATTCCCAGCAACAACGGTTCTGCAACTTCCCACACCCGAGGGTGAAGCGGGTGCCCTGGACGAAATCACATGGAATGTGTATATGCAGGGGGACCCTAAAATTGACTCGATTGTTTAATCAACACACAAAATAGCAGGAGGAATAAAAAATGTCTGAAAAAATTACATCCGAAGTGTTCGACCTGACCATCGGTGGCAGAGATTACACCGTGGAATTTGACCGTGAGGGCATGAAAGAAGCCGACAGCATGGGAGTGGCTACAAAAGAAGGTATGGGACTGTACGACCGAACAGTGGTTATTCTGTACGCAGGGCTTAAAAAGAATCATCCGTTCACTACGGTTAAACTGGCAAAAAAGATTCTTGACACGGCCACCGAAGAAGATGGATATACGCTTGACGACTTTTCTGAAATTGCAGATGAATTCACAAAGTGGTATAAAGCGCTTTTTACCGAACCGGGCGAGAGCAAGAAAAAGATTGTTTCTCGTCGGGAAGCAATTGCTCCGAAGAAATAACCTTTTCCGATTGTTTAGACGAACAATGTGCGCAGGCGCTGAGTTGGGGTATGCCGTATGAATTATATTGGCGTGGACCGCTCAGTGCCTATTTTATTTATGCTGAGAAAGCGCGTATGGAGTTTGAACGCAGGCAGGAAGAAATGAATAGTCGCGCTTATTTAAATGGCCTGTACACCCGCGAAGCACTTCTGAGCGTATACCACGTGTTTAACCCTTACGCCGGAAATAATCCAAAAATATTTCCGTACCCCTCTAAACCAATAAAGCCTAAAAAGCCGCTCACACCCGAACAGGAACGAAAAAAAGAAAAAGTATCTGAAATGATAAAAGAGCACA